GTCATGCCTGCCTCAGTAGACACGCCCAACGCTCCCAATCCTTATAAGCGTGTAGGCGAATGCAGGCGTCACTCCAGTCAGTCAGTCTATCCCGTCCGTCAGTCTATCCGAAAGGTAAGCGCATAATGTTCCAAAACTCTCTCAAAACTAAGCGTGGGGAATGTGATTGTTGCGGTAAAGTGGATATCGACATTTACCCCACGCACCACAATATGTCGATGTGCGCGGTCTGTCGGGACGCAGAGATGGCGGCTATTGACGCGGCGTCAAAAGTAAAGGCTCTCGCCAACGTGTCAGTCGTAGAGGCTAGTCGTAAGATTGACACGCTGGTAGAACTAAAGGCAGACATCTACAACGCAGAGACAGTCCCCTTTATCGCACTTCAGGCGTCTATTGAGTCAGACGAGTCTATCCCCTCGGCACGTAAGAGACTCGCCCTAGCAGACGAAGTAAAGGCACGGCTCGACGCGTTCAATAAGGCGATATTTGACGATGAAGCGGCCCTCATGGTCAAGCGTAATCAGCGTCAGGCATGGCTTGTCCACATGCAGAACGTGGCCGCTGGACTACACGAGTCAGAGCGTGCCAAGTATAAGCAGCACGACGTTAATTACAAGCCCACAGTCGTCAAGTCAGTCAAGCCAAAGGTCGTAAAGCCTTCTCCCAAGAAGTTCTCCAAGGCCGAGCTATACGCGGCGGCGACGAAGTATGGCGTCCCGGCACCCGCGGTCCAAGCGTGGGTCACAGCGCGTGGCATCTCCTGCGAGGACGCGGCCCGGACGTTGGCCGAACAGATGGGCCTGATTTAGTTTATCCGTTTCCGAAAGGACGGAACTATGGACAGAAAAACTGCATCAGAACTACTTCATCAAGAGATGAAGAAAAACGGCCTCACAGGATGGACTGTCAGACTCAATCAGAACGCGGACTCACACTTTCTCGGACTCTGCTCATACAAGGACAAGTGCATCATCTTGTCCGCTCACCATATCGACATTCACCCTGACCCGGACGTAATCAACACGATTCGTCACGAGATAGCCCACGCGCTCTGCCCCGGCCACGGGCACGACGACGTATGGGCTGCCAAGGCCAAAGAAATTGGCTGTGACAACACTCTCCCGTGCTCCAATCTCAGTCTCTCACCTCATGTCATAGACGCTATCCGTAGCGGCGCGACGGTCGAGGTGACATTTGACGAGCACGTAATCCGCACCCCTAAATACACGATTACCCGTCTACAGGACAAGTGCGAAGTCTGCGGTAAAGTCGCAAAGGAACAGTCCTCCAAGACAATCGTCACGCCGGGTGACACGACTCCAGATATGAAATACACAATTCTGGAGTGTGGTCACGTCGTCTTCAAGAAGATACCCAAAGGGACGCCTTTCCACACGTTCCAAGCGTTCGGTGACCCCTCCTGCAAGCATGAATGGGACAAGAATAATTGTCTACTCTGCGGACGTAAGCGCCTCTACAAGTATCAGGTCGAGGGAGCCGCCTTTTTAGAAGCGGGCTTGTCCGTAAACATGGGCGCGGCCTGCTTTGATGAAATGGGTTTGGGCAAGACGCAACAGGCAATGGCCGTCCTGTATTTCCACGCCGAGTGGAGTCCTACCCTATGGATTGTCAAGTCTGCCCTGAAGCATCAGACAGCCTCGGCCATCATGAATTGGATGGACCAGAACGGTAAGTCTGAACACATTCCACAGATTGTCCTTACGTCTAAGGACTACCTGCTCCCTGGCCTGAAGCATTACATCGTGGGTTACGACATGCTCGTGCCTAAGTCACGCACGTTGAAGAACGGGACTATCGTCAACAGCGGATTCAACATCGAGCAGTTCAATCGTGTGGGCATTAAGTCAGTCGTGCTGGACGAATGTCAGCAGATTAAGAACGTGGATTCGAGCCGCACTCAGATGGTCCGTCGAGTCGTCAAGGGCCGTAAAGTAATTCCCCTCTCAGGCACGCCATGGAACAACAGGGGGAGCGAGTTATTCCCCGTGTTCAACATGATGGACCCCATGAAATTCCATTCGGAGGAGGGGTTCAAGAACCGTTGGGTAGACTTCGTATGGCAGGGTAGATTCCGTAAGGAAGCTGGTATCCGTAACATCGTGGCGTTCAAGGAATACACAAAAGACTTGTATATCCGCAGAGAACGCGCAGAGGTGATGCCAGAACTACCCACGACCAACAGGACGAAGCTGAACGTCGTAATGACCCCTCAAGAGGAGGAGAATTACGACATTGCAGTAGACGAATTCGTTAAGTGGTATGAAGAACAGATAGACCACCTGGACGGCGCGTCAATCATCGCGGCAATGTCCAAGATGCGTCACCTCGTGGCCGTCGCAAAGATTCCTGCTACGCTCGAATACGTAGACGAGTTCATCGAGGACACGGACAGGAAAATCTGCGTATTCGCGCACCACAAGGACGTGCAAGAGATTCTCTACGAGGAACTCAAGCAGAAATACGACAGTGAAAAGAGCGAGCCACGTATTCCGGTCTTTCAATTCAAGGCTGGTGGGGACGTAAACGAAACGCAGTCCAAGTTCAATCAGGCCAAGCGTTGTATCTTGGTCGCCTCACAATTGGCCGCAGGTGAGGGACTGAACCTCCAGACATGCTGCGATTGTGTAATGCACGAGCGTCAGTGGAACCCAGGTAAAGAGGAACAGTGTGAGGGACGTTTCGTGCGTATAGGCTCAGTCGTTGCCGCAACGAAGGATGCGCCCGCAGGATTCGTGTCAGCCGTATACACGCACCTCGAAGGGCTGACGACTACGGACCCGAAATTGGACGCAATCGTCGAGCGTAAGCGTCGGCAGTTCCACGCGGTCCACAACAAGGGTGAAGCCGTTAAGTGGAGTGAGGACAGCATTATGAAGGAACTGGCCGAGTCCATCGTAAACGCCCACAAGCGTAAGAAGACACAGCAGAAGGCGTCGTAAAACACGTAAGGGGAGAGGCTGCACACAAACGTGTGGCCTCTCACAATTCTTATATGTTCCGACCTCCATCAGTTCTGTGCGTCTAAAGGGAGACTAATGCAAGCCACATGCGCCGAAATAGCCTGTCACAGCGGAGGAACGGTCATTGGATTTATCCTCCTTGTTCTACTATTCGTTCTGATACTGAATTCAAAGGAGACTGAATAATGGAAATCGATATCAGCAAGTTCAAGGAAGAACTGAAGAAGCAGAGTCCTCAGACATACGCCAAGCTCTATCCTGAGTCTGTAGAGGCCGAGGCAGAGAAAATCGTAGACCCCATCATTCAAGCCTTTGAAGCTCTAGCCAAAGGCACCGTCGAGAATGACAGAGTTCTCTTGGAACTGATTCAAACGGTTATGAATCGTCTAATCCAACTGGAAGACAAGGTAGACCTCCTACTGATGAAAACTCACGGAGAGAACTAATGGAGAATGAATTCTCAGTATGTCAGTTCTTTGAGGACGGGACATACGAATACGTCCGTCGCATGGTGTCGGCGGAAGATGCAATGACTGCCGTCAAGCACTACACGAACAACGTCGCCACACGTATGGGTCTAGTAACACGCGTCATCATTACGGACGGCGGTGACTCCACATGCTTCGAGTGGGTCAACGGACAGGGCGTCGTCTATCCTCCAAAGGAGTCTAACTAATGACCCCAACGTATCACATCGAATCCACGGGGCCAAAGGACAAATGTTATGAGTGTGGAGAAGAAGCTACCATCATGCTGGTGGCCGACGTGTCAGAACGTGGGACAGGTTATGTGGACGAAGTTCCACTGTGTGAACTGTGTGCCCAGAAACGGTCAGTTTGACGCGGACGGCAAGTCACTAACACGCGCTAAGTTAGACGTAGGTCTAATGAGGCGCATACTACACGGAGAAGGCATTACTTACTCTGGACTAGGAGATGGAGTCACTATGACAACTGACAAACCTCTAACACCGCTCACACATGGCAATATCCTTATCGTTGGAGCTAAGGCGAGTAACTTCGACGAGGAACTACGGACGCATCCACGCATCATAATGTGGGACAGTCAGAACGAGAATTGGACAGACAAGGACTTGCCCCACAACACGCAAGCGATATTCTTTACGCGTTTCATTGGTCACTCTGCATTCTCCAAGATAGTTTCAGAAGCCCGGAAGCGTAAGCTGACGGTGTTCAATCCCGAAGGGACTGGACAGATTATTCGTCAAGTCAAGGAGCTGTTGAATATGCCCAAGCCTGTCTCTTTCGTGCCTGCTTCTCCACCTGTATTCGTAGAGAAACCTGTAATCAAACGTGGTGGACCCACAGTCAAGGGACATAGCAAGCTGAATCCCTTGATGCAGTTTGTAGACCCGAGTAAAACTGTCATCGCCAACGCGCACGTCTTGTTCGAGAAAGCAAAGGAAATGGGCATCGAGACTACGGTCCTGTCCATCGCTAACAAGGTGAGCGCAGCCAATCGTAAGCGCGCATACATGAAGCGTCCGGGGAACATCGTCAAGCCCTCAGAGACTCCCCAGAGACTACACAAGCACGTAGACGTAGTAGTCGAGATTCTCGACAACATGGTGAAAGAGCTTCAGGACATGAGGGATTTCCTCGTGGCGACTACGGAAGAAAACAGAGAGCTGAAGGCGCGTTTCGAGATGTTCAAGAAAGCGTTGGGCTAGATGAATAGAAATTATTCACCCTTTCAAGTAATAATTTCTTTACCTGAGGGGGACCATAAAATCTGTTCGATATGTAATGAAATGAAACCTCTAGAAGAATTCTCACCAGAGAAAAGAAGAACAACAGGAAGACAAGCTCAGTGTAAAATCTGTATTCAACGTCTAAGACTTGAAACACGAACTCCTGAAATTACACGTCGCAATAACTTGAAATGGAATTACAATATTTCACCAGAAGATTATCAGAAGATGTATAAGAGTCAGGAAGGTAAATGTGCAATTTGTAAAAAACCATTTGAACTCTTGCATATTGACCATTGCCATAATTCAAACAGAATACGAGGATTACTTTGTACCAATTGCAATTTGGGAATAGGAAATATGCAAGATGATATCCAAATTCTGCAAAATGCAATTGATTACTTAAAGAGGTAAAAAGAGTGGATATTATACAAGCTCCGAAAAAGAATGTTATATTCGATGCTACGATTTTATCATCATTGATGGGATGTGCGCGCTTCACTGATATACGTTTCAATCATCGTCTAGTCGCTCTAAAGGGAAAGTCAAACTCCCTTGAGGTAGGCAGTCTCATTCACAAGGTGTTTGAGGTCTTCTACAAGCACAGGATAGATGGATTTCCTGCTTCTGTATGCATAGGGAACGCGCTGACTGCGGGGCAATTGTTCGTCATGGGTTGTCCTACGTGCTCGAATCATGTCGCAGATACTCCCCCCTCCTGCGGGCACGACGCAGAAGAATATCCGGGTATGCAGAATACGCCCGAGCATTCCCAAGGATTTACGGTGGGATGGCGCTTTGCGTTGGAAACATGTGAGGCATACTTCGCGCACTACAAGAACGACTCTTGGATTCCCCTCGCTGCGGAATGGGTCAAGGGTGACGTAATCTACCAGGACGATGAAATACGCGTCATGTGGAAGGCGAAGTTCGACTTGACCATAGACCATGAACAGCTAGGCATTATGTCTATGGACCACAAGACGTTCAAGCAGAATCGTGACAAAACGACTCTCAGTAATCAATTCTCTGGTCACTGCGTCTTGTTGAAGGCTCGTCAGGTCATGGTCAACAAGATTGGCTTGCAGACTACCAAGAAGATTCCTGAGCGTCTGACACGCGAACTCGTCCACTTCTCGGCAGCGCGTATACACGAGTGGCAGTCAGAGATTGTCCCTTACTACGCATACAAGTATATCCAGTTCAAGGAGTCGGGCTATTGGCCTCCCAACTACACGCATTGTGACAACGTGTTCGGTGCGTGTCCATACAAGCAGGTATGCGAGGGCGACCCTGACATGAGAGAAGAAATTCTCCGTAACAACTATCAACTGGCTCCTGTATGGGATCCCCGTAATAAGGAGGTTGAATGATTCGTGAAATAGAACTGGTAATTGCATTAAAGCAAACAGTCAATGAAATTGAACAAGTAGCAAGGGAAATATATTATGCTTTATCCTTTCTTGAAGAAACACATCCATCAAGAGCTAATCTCGTTGCAGCATTAAGAATCATCGGTGTAAATAAACCTGCTGACGTGGGATTAAGTAATTCAGTTCTCTACAGGAACGTAAAATGAAAAAGTGTCAGGTCTGTATGGACGGACATGGCAAGCACGTAATCGAGGAAACAAACGTCTGTGACTTCTGTCGTGCAATCATTCTGAAGTTCCTGAAACTCATTAGGAGTTCTAAGTAAATGCCTACTATGTCGAGTGTCAACTTTGACGCACTTTACTGCATGTTCAAGGGCGAGCCGGGGACGCGTAAGTCTACTCAGGCTCTTAGTTTTCCGGGGCCACAGTTCTGGTTTTCATGGGACCGTAAGATGAACGGTATTTTCTTGCCCATGAAGAAGTGGAACATCGACCCCTCCACTATCTCATACGAGGACTATGACGATTGGACTAAGCCCAAGCAGAAGTTAGAACAGCTTCAGACCAACTGCCCCTATAAGACTATCGTTCTGGATTCGATAACCTCATGCGCGGATATGACTCTGCGTCAAACGACTAAACTCAAATACGGGCAGAAGAGAGCAAGTGGAGCGCAGGCAGGCAAGCTAGTTGCGGGTATTGCAGTCAACGAAATAGAAGACTACAACGCTGAGTCAGCCGCACTCCAAGAGCTTATCGCCCTGACGAAAGACATTCATTCGTATCACAGGGTCAACATCATTTTGATTGCACACGTCGTCAAAGCAGAATACCGCGACACGACGAAGAACGTGACACATATTTCCCGTCAAATCGTTACGGCGGGAAAGAACGTGGCGGCGAAACTCCCTGCGTATTGTGGTGAAGTCTATCACTTCAATATCAAGAGAGGATTCGACGCTACACAAGGAGGTGACTATAGTCTATTGACAGAGCACACAGGGGACGATTTTGCACGCACTGCATTAGGACTTGACAAAGAAATTGTGTTTGGTGATAAACCCTTCTACGATACTTGGATTAAACCAGCTATTGCAAAGTTGGGAGCAATGGATGCACCCGCAACCAAGTTCTGATGATTTGATTCGTCTTGAAGCTAAGACAATAAAGGATGTTTGTTGGTTGTGGCAAGGCTCTAAGAGTGGTGATGGATACGGGCGTATCAGATTTATGGGCAGGCTTGTAGGAACACACAGACTCTCAGCAGCTATTTATCTTGGCTACAATATATTTGATGAAACTTATCAGGTATTACATAACGCTGAATGTCCAAACAGACACTGTTGGAATCCTGACCATCTTCATATAGGAACCAACGTGGACAATCATGCAGAGAGACAACCAAAATCTCATTGTGTTAATGGACATGAGTTCACTCCAGATAACACGTTCATTAATCCAAGGGGTAGGAAGGAATGCAGAACATGTCGCCGTAACGCCACACAACACTACAAACGACAGTTAGCAGAAGCAATACGCAAGTACAACGACACAACGAAGTTCTAATAGGAGAAACGCTTGTGACTATCATCAGCTTTACGGATTCGGACCTCCAGCGCAATCGTGTGGTGGAGCCTGCGTACTACGTGTTGAGCATCGAGGGACACCGCACCTGGACGCCGACCAAGGATGGGCAGAGCAACAACTGCCATATGGATTGCATCATCGAGAAGAACGCGGACAACGGGTCCACAGACTTCTCAGGCGTACCCATCATCCTCCAGTTCAACGATAAGCCCGGAGCCAAGGGCTTTATCGAGGGATTCCTGCGCGCAATGGGCGTAGACATTCAGGCCAACACGCGCTACGA